CCATTTTCTTTAGCATGTTTGTAAAGAAAGTTAGTACTCCAGTCAGCATCAAAACTTTCTCTGTCAGCTTTTTCTGTTAATCTAGCTAAATATTTTTGTGTAGTTAAACCTTCAGTATCTAAAACATCTGCATCTTTAATTTTAATCCCTGTTTCTTTTTCTGCAATATCTCTTAACAATCTGTCCATAATTACATTCATGTCAGTTGTAATATCATCATCTATTATAGATTTAGCTAAACGATCACCTGTTTCACCAAACCTTTTAACATATGCAGCTCTTAAATTTTCTTGTAAATCTTTACCACTAGTACCTAAAGCATTCATTAGTTTACCATTAGCACCTGCAAATAATGCACCCATACCGAATGCAGCAGTACCACCTAGACCTACTTCAGTAGCTAATCTATTAGGTTCTATAGTTCCATCTTCTGATAGCTGTTGTATACTACTATAAGCTGTCATAGCAGGAACAGATGCTATAGCTCTAGCTGTACCTGATACAGTTCTAGGTGCAACCTTTGCAACTTTCTGTGCAGTCTTAGTAGCTTGTACACCTTTAGCAATCCAACCTTCCCAAAACAATGGTATTATTAAATAAGGATCTGCAACTAATGCATTAGTCATTTCACCTAAGAACATACCTGGATTAGCTTGTAATGCTTCTTTTAATACAGATACATTGAATGGTGTATCATCTAATGTATAACCATATAGACGTTCAATCTTTTTATATTGATCGTATTCATCAGTATCTTTTTTATCAGGATTAGCAGTTAACCAAGATACAGCTTCTTGTGCTTGTTTCTTTTTAGTATTACCTGTTTTTATTTGATACAAACCAACTGGTATACTTTCATATCTCCATAGATCTAATAATCCTTGTAAAGAATTAAATCTAATAGTATCAAGAAAACCTGGTGCTTCTTGTGGTTGTGCAAATGGATCTATTATACCAGTATCTTTACTAACAAATGGATCAATTATGCTAGTAGATTTAAAAGGATCTACAATAGCCATTACTGTAAACTAGGATAAGTTGTATTTATATATTGTAATATTTCTGCTTCAGATATACCTGTATTTGCAGCCATTAATTGTTTTAACATATCTGCTTTAGAAGTAGGTATTCCTGTAGAAACTGTTGGTGCAGTAGCAGTAAATAATTTACTAGGATCAAACTTACCACCCCAAGTGTACCATTTATCTTTTTCTAAATTATATTGAGACCATTCTGTTAGACCACC